CCATGTCAGCGCCGAGCTGCTTCGTGCCCTGACCCATGTTCGCGTACCCCGTGACCAGGTTCGAGATCAGGGCGAGCGATGTAATCCAGTTCTTGTTCAGCTTGTCCTGGAAGTCGGAGACCTTCACCCCGGCCAGCGCAGCCAGCGCCATCGCCCCGGTCAGGTCAGTCCCGTAAAGCCCGGCGACCTGCGACACGCGGCCTGTTTCCAGCTTCAGCTGGTCGAGGAGATTACCTTGCTCCTGCTGAAGTTTCAGGACAGCTGAGATCGCCTCAATCTGCGCAGCTGACAGGTTCCGGTAATGCCCAGCGGCAACCGCCGCGACCGACCCGGAATCAACAAGCTTCTGGCTCACCCCGGCTTGCGCACCAGCGAGCTTCTCGTTCGTCTGGATCAGCGCCGCAGCAGTCGTGTTAATGAAATTAAAGTTTCCGGCCTGGGAAACCAGCTTGTTCATCGAAGCGATGAACTCGTCGGTGGAATCTTTACTATGCAAAAACGCGATCCCCAGCGCGACGATCGCAGCAGTCCCGATTACCGCCCACGTCCACGGGCTCGCCAGCAGCGGACCGAGGCTTTTCACGACACCCAGAATGTTCCTCGGCATCGCCGCGAACCCCGTCGCGATATCCGCAATGGGGGCCTTCAGCCGTTCCAGGCTAGAGGATTCCTTAGTCAGCCCCGCTACCGCAGTCTTGGACTTGTCGATCCCCCCGGCGAAACCGGCGAGCGCGGCCAGCGGCCGGGTCAGCGCGACAATGGCCGTTGTCGCCAGTCCCCCATACAGGTAGAACGCGTGCAGCGCCGCGACGGTGACGAGGAGCGGGCCTGGGAGTTTCAGGATCAGCGTGAGGAAGTCCGACGCCGCGCGGATCCCCTCCAGCAGGAACTCCGCGACATGCGTCTGGTTCGCGATCCTGGCGACCTCCACGATGATCTTCCCGAGGTTCTGGAAGATCTCACCGAAGATCACCAGGTCCCGGGTCCCGGCCGCGACGAACGTCTTCACCCCCGTACCGGACGACTGCATGTCGACGACCATCCGCGCGGCGAACCGGTCCAGGACCCGTCCCGTGTTTTCCGCCATGGTCTGGAAGAAACCGCCCAGCGCACTGTTCGCCGACTGAATCGCCGCGCCATACAGGGAGAACACCTGCGGCCGGATAACCCCGGCCATCTTGTCGAACGCACTGGTCAGCGGCGGGATCGTCTGACCCGTCGCCGTCGCGACCGTGTTGACGATCTTCAGATGGTCAGAGATCCGGCCCAGAGTGTCCTGCGCCAGGACCGCAGCCAGCGCGAACGCACCCAGACCGCCAGCCATGACCGCCAGCGCCGGGACCACCGCCGCGAGCGTCTCAAAAACCAGGTCGAGAGCCAGGTGGAACCCGCCGATGGTGGTCAGCCCGCCGAACATCGCGATCCGGGCCCCGAGGATACCCAGCCCGTACCGGCCCCACGCGCCACCCCCGTTGATCAGGGCGTTGTTCAGCCCCCCCGTGGCCGCTGCCAGCTTCTCCGTCGTGTTGGCCGCGCCGATCATCGCGTCGGAATCTTCCCCGACCAGCGGTTTCAGCTGCAGGATTCTCTTCTGCAGGCTCGCGAACGTCGCCTCCAGCCCCAGTACGTTCGCTTCAAGCTGGGTGATCCCCTCCGGGGTGATCTTCACGCCTTTCGCTGTCTGCGCCAGCGACCGCAACGCGACCTGCGCCCGTGCCACCCCAGCGAGCAACGCCGCATCATCCAGCCCGATACGGAGATTATCGAACCCCTGCGCCAGCTTCCCCATCCGGGCGCCTAGCGCCAGCATCGCAGCCTGCGCCGGTTTCGTGTTCGCGTCAACGGTGACGGACGCGTCGGATTTCCCGATCTCCACCAGCAGCCGGCGCAACGCGAAATCCGCCTTGTTGGTGTTCGCGCCGATATTAACATTCGCCTGAAGCCCCGTCAGGGCCTTCTTCATACCGGCGATAGCGCTCGCCCGGAACAGCGAAGCGTCCGCTTCGATGCTCACGTACGCTTCACCCAGACGACGCGCCATCCACACCACCTCCCCGGAAAGTAAGGAACTGCCAGTTATGTCCGCAGGTATCCGCTTGTGCGCACGATGCGGGATGTACCCGGCCCGTCCCGGACGCCAGCTGTGCGTCCGCTGCGCCAGAGCCGGCGGGTTCAGAATTCGTTCTGCAGGGACCACAGCCCGGTTGTGAGGAACGGGTACGGACGTGTCCCCGGGTGGAAAACCTCCGGGCCGAAATAGTCCCGGCGCTGATGCGCCAGCGAATATTTTCCGTGCGACCGGATAACGTGCGGTTTCGTGCCCTTCTCCAGGAAAAGCGCCGCCCCACCGGCGCTGACCTCGCTGGACTGGTAGACAGGCCCGTGGAAGACCGCTGTCGCGATCGACGTGAGCGTCTCCCCGTCATCCACCTGGACCGTGCCCCGGGCTACCTGAGCGGCCCGTTCCGCGAGGAATTCCAGCATCCTCGCGATCTCACCGAACGGGTCGAGGAGGAAATTCCGCACCTCACCCTCGTCCAGCCGGACGTCAGCCATCAGCCGGCTCCTCCCATTTCAGCCCCCGGCGTTCCATGTCCCGCTGCAGCAGCGTCATCGCACCGTCCTCAGCCGTGTCATCCTCATACAGCTCGTCGAGGAAAAGGTCACGTTCCGCCTCATCCCGGCCATCCAGGAGCATCGCCAGGGCTAGGTTCGCGGCCTCCCGCGGCGTGAGCCATTTGATCCCGCGGCCGGTAGCGCGGACCTGCCGCCCGTCGATCTCCGCGAAGTTCGCTGCGACGAAGAACCAGAGACGGCAGGCGACTCGGTAGGGCGAGCCGAGATCACCTTGATCGCCTCAGTCACCACGTCGAGGAGCGCATCAGCGTCAGCCTTGCACTCCACCGCCCACTCCTCGAACGCATCCCAGTCACCCTGGTCAGCGATCTCACAGTCCCGCGACTGAGGTTCCCTGTCCGCAGCCTTGCACCCCGGGCACCGCCCGCACGGCGGATCCGCCGCCAGGATGATGTCCCGCAGGATCTGGTACATCGCCACATAGGCGCGCTCATCGGTGACCTTCAGTCCGGACGCGTACGAGAACTTCAGCAGGGGCATCAGCCCCACCTTCTCCGCGACACGGAAAGAACGCCCGGCGAGACTGATGGTCCCGCCGGGCGTGATGACTTCACCAGCCAGCTCCTTATCGGTGCTGGCCTGCAAGACAATCGCGTCGTTCTCGTCCGCGATGTCCACTTCGTAGTTTCCTGTGCTCACCTTGTCCTAGCTTCCGTTGCGGGCCTATGCTGATAGAGCCCACGCTCACGGGCTGGCGGCACCCCAGGAAACTGGGGTGCCGCCCACGATCAGGTACCGGCAATACCAGAAGCCGGGTACCGGGCGATCAGCGACGCAGCGTTCCAGGTGCTCTTCAGCGACACCGCAGCACCCACACCACCCGTCACACTGTAGTCGGGCAGGATCGTACCGAAGAAATACTGGCCAGGCGCGGAACCCTGCACGCCAATAGTCGACGGATATAGGTAGAAGTTCCGGGGCAGGCCATCCGTCGCCGCCACATACGTCTGCGCCGTCGCTGTGTCATAAAATCCCGTGAAGTCACCGTTCGCGTCGGGCAGCCCGGCTACCCAGATCAGGTTCGCGTCACCCATAGCGGTGACATCAACCTTGTTAACGGTGAAGTTGATGGTCCACGAATTGTTACTCCCGGCGATGCCGGGGGACTGGTCATTTCTGCCAGCCTCTGCATGTCTCCATGCAGGCCGGACTATATCTTCACCCGCTTGGGGTGCCGCGTACATAGTCTCTGAACCTTCCCGTCGCCGGAGCAGGCGGGCTCGGCTGCTGATTGCCCCTGCTGGCAGCTTTTCGGGCGTTCACGCTCAGGCTTTCGCCTCACGTTGTAGCGCTGCCAGGTGGTACGGGTTTTCCAGCAATTCTCGCGGTTTTCACTCGCGGGTTACCCCGCGAGGCGACTGGTTTTACTCAATCGGTGAGGAACGCCATCGGTGACGCTGTGCCACCACTCGCCACCGCTACGTAAGCGATGCCATTTCTTCCATGGATACGGCTCACGTGAGCCTCCCTTTTGGTTGGTGAACTATGCTAGGCTGAGCCGCATGGAACAGCTTCCCCAGCAGGGCGAGGAACAGTGGCTACCCGTCCCCGGCTATGAAGGTCTCTACGAGGTGTCAGACCACGGCGAGGTGCGACCCGCCCAGCGGACACTCAAGCAGAACCCGAACACACATGGCTATCTGTGTGTCACCCTCAGCAAAAAGGGCCGCACGCAAACCGTTGCCGTACATACCCTGGTCATGGCGGCCTTCGAGGGACCACGACCGCCGGGACAGCAAGTCCGCCACGGGCCACGCGGCCAGCAGGACAACTTCCGCGACAACCTCAGCTACGGCAGCCCACCGGAAAACCAGCTCGACCGGGTACGGGACAGCACCGACAACCGGGGCGAACACAGCGCCAACGCCAAGCTCACCGAGACTATCGTCGCCGAATGCCGCCGACGCTACGCGGCAGGAGAGAAACAGATCGACCTGGCCAGGGAATTCGGCGTCAGCTCCGGTCAGATGAGCATGATCATCAGAGGCAAACGCTGGGCCCACGCAAACAGCGACCCGGTGACCAGCGGAAAGCCAAGCCAGCAGACCGATGAGTTCAAGGCCAAAATGTCTGACGCCGGGCGGCTGGGTGCAGCTTCCCGCTGGGGTAGCCCGCCCGTAGGGTAAGCTTTCCCGCCATGTGTACGTGTGACTTCGGGAGCAGCCTCCGGACCTGTCATTGCCCGGTCTGCCACGAGACGTTTAACTCACTGAACGCATTCGACTGGCATCAGAAAAACTTCGCCCCGTACGG